CAGTCTTCAGGCATCATCCCTGTGATGAAGCTTTTGGAGGACAGCTTCTCCTATGCAAACCAGCTAGGAGCTCGTCAGGGAGCTGGAGCCGTCTACCTAAACGCTCACCACCCAGACATCATGAGGTTCCTAGACACCAAGCGAGAGAATGCGGACGAGAAGATCAGAATCAAGACTCTTAGTCTAGGTGTCGTGGTCCCAGATATCACTCTTGAGCTTGCAAAAGCAAATGATGACATGTACCTGTTCTCTCCATACGACGTTGAGAGAGTATACGGGGTTCCAATGTCAGACATCTCTATTACAGAAAAGTATGGCGAGATGGTAGATAATCCTGCAATTCGTAAAAAGAAGATTAGTGCACGTGAGCTATTCCAGACAATTGCTGAGCTGCAGTTTGAGTCGGGGTATCCGTACATTGTTTATGAAGACACTGTTAATAATGTAAACCCCATCGAGGGCCGCATCAACATGTCAAACCTCTGCTCTGAAATCCTACAGGTTAATACTCCTACTACGTATAACAATGACCTAAGTTATGATACAATTGGTAAAGACATTAGCTGTAACCTTGGTTCACTAAACATTGCCAAGATGATGGAATCTCCAGACTTTGGCAAGAGCGTAGATGTCGCAATCAAAGCACTAACTTCTGTAGCTGACCTCAGCTATATTGACTCTGTCATGTCTATTGCTGAAGGCAATAAGAAGTCGCGTGCTATTGGCTTGGGACAGATGAATCTTCATGGTTACTTTGGAAAAGAAAGAATGCATTATGGAGACGAAGAGTCCATTGACTTCACAAACATATACTTCTACACAATCCTATACCACGCACTTAAGTCGAGTAATACAACGGCAAAGCAAACAGCATCGCCGTTCGATAATTTTGAGAACTCAGCTTACGCAAGTGGGGAATTCTTTGAGAAGTACGTTACCCAAGACTGGGCACCAGCAACTAAGAAGGTTGCTAAACTATTTAAGAATGCTAACATTGAGATTCCTACTAGGGAAGACTGGCAAAAACTAAAGAAGTCAGTTATGAAGTATGGTCTGTACAACCAGAACCTCCAGGCTGTACCACCCACTGGATCAATTAGTTATATCAATAATAGTACTAGCTCGATTCACCCAATCGCATCTAAGATCGAGATTCGTAAAGAAGGCAAGCTGGGACGTGTTTACTACCCAGCTCCACACCTTGACAACGACAATCTAGAATATTTTGAGGATGCCTATGAGATTGGCCCCGATAAGCTTATTGATGTTTACGCTGCTGCAACCCAGCACGTAGACCAGGGTCTGTCACTAACTTTGTTCTTTAAGGACGATGCTACAACTAGAGATATCAACCGTGCACAGATTTATGCATGGAAGAAGGGTATTAAAACTATTTACTACATTCGGATCAGGCAGCAAGCTCTGCAGGGTACTGAGGTAGACAACTGCGTAAGCTGCATGCTATAGGAGATATGATGATAACAAGACCAGTAAACTGGAATGCAATTGAGGACCCAGTAGACCTAGACGTTTGGAATAGGCTAACTGCAAACTTTTGGCTACCTGAGAAGGTGCCACTGTCTAATGACGTTCAGTCATGGGGGACACTTCGTGACGAGGAGAGGGAGCTTTCTAAGAGAGTCTTCACTGGCTTGACCATGCTGGATACTATCCAGGGAACTGTAGGTTCTATGTCTATCATGCCAGATGCTCGTACCCTACATGAAGAAGCTGTTATCACCAACATCGCCTTCATGGAGTCCGTCCACGCCAAGAGCTACTCCAGCGTCTTTTCAACCCTCTGCTCCACCGATGAGATTGAAGAGGCCTTCCGCTGGTCCGAGGAGAACGAGTACCTTCAAAAGAAGGCACAGATTGTCCTAGATAAGTATCGTGGCGATGACCCACTAAAACGTAAAATTGCCTCTACCTTCCTAGAGTCTTTCTTGTTTTACTCTGGTTTCTACTGGCCAATGTGGCTGTCTTCCAGGGCAAAGCTAACAAACACTGCTGATCTTATTAGACTTATTATTAGAGACGAAGCAGTGCACGGCTACTACATAGGCTATAAGTTCCAGCTTGCGTACAATGAGCTAGACTGGAATTCTCAAGAGGAGCTAAAGACTTGGGCATACGGATTCTTAATGGAGCTGTATGAAAATGAAGTTAAGTATACCAGAGAGCTTTATGACGAGGTGGGCTTAACGGAAGACGTAAAGAAGTTCTTGCACTACAATGCGAATAAGGCACTAATGAACCTAGGGTTTGATGCACTATTCCCAGCAGAGGCAACTGATGTTAACCCAGCTATCTTATCTGCTCTGTCACCGAATGCAGATGAGAATCACGACTTCTTCAGCGGTAGCGGAAGCTCTTACGTAATTGGTAAGCACGAAGCTACAACTGATGATGACTGGGATTTTTAGTGTATAATAGAAAAGACAGATAAGGAATTATTGTGTACAAAGAAAACAGAACTTTAGACTGGATCCCACGGTTTGATGAGAGATCCAAAAACTATCCTATTAGACCGCTGCTTGGCACAAGGCGTACGGCAAGGAAAGCTACCTTTTGGCAAGAAGGAACAGTCCTAGACCAAGGTGCTGAGGGTGCCTGCGTAGGGTTTGGCTGGATGGCAGATGTCTTGGCTAAGCCAGTTGCTCCAGAACAACAGCCAGCTGAAGAGCTTGGCAATTCATTGGCACAGTTCTATTATAAAGAAGCACAAAAGGTTGACCAGTGGGATGGCGAAGACTATGAGGGTACTTCTGTTCTAGCTGGTGCTAAGGTAATGAAAGAGTATGGTCTTATTTCAGAGTATCGTTGGTGCTTCTCTGTAGAAGACATCATTGATGCAGTATGTTTAAAGGGCCCAGTAGTCTTGGGTGTTCCATGGTTCCAGTCAATGTACCGCACATTGACTGGCGGTCTTGTTTATATTGATACTACAAAAGAGCCAGTCGGCGGACACTGTATTACAATTACTGGGTATGATCCTGCCATGCAAATTGGAAGGCAGACACTTGAGGTATTTAGATGGAGAAATTCTTGGGGCCACGACTATGGCGATGGAGGATCTGGATACATTAAGGTTTCAGACCTTAAAAGACTTTTTGAGCACGGGCAGGGTGCAGAAGCCTGTATTCCTCTAGTGAGAAACAAGCCAGTTCTTGAGTTCCCACCACGCAGCATTATTAAGAAGAGAACCTTCTGGGATATTCTACTTAATGCTGTTATTCAGTGGATTAAGTTTAGGTTCTTTCCTAACGGCTAGTTGACAAAGCTCATGCAGTCATATATACTGGTTGCATGACATTGGCCACTAGCTCAACGGCAGAGCAGAGAGCTGTTAACTCTAAGGTTCCTGGTTCGAATCCAGGGTGGCCAGCGGACCCCTATCCTAGCATCACTCAACGATATTTCACTGGATAGGGGTTCATATCGACCAAGTGTTACGGTAGCACGGCGGTCTCCAAAACCGTAGGACTAGGTTCAATTCCTAGGGTCGGTGCGATAATTAAATATGGTCTTGTAGCTCAGTTGGTTAGAGTGCCGCCCTGTCACGGCGGAGGTCGCGGGTTCAAGTCCCGTCAAGATCGCGAGCCTCTGTAGCTCAGGGGACAGAGCAATGGACTTCTAATCCATGTGTCGTAGGTTCGAATCCTACCAGGGGTACGAGTTATGGTAGAATATAAGTATACTTTTATAGATAAGAAAGAGAGAGTATAAGATGAGCGATGAGCCAAAATGCCCATTTCCGCATGAAAAGGTGCAAGGTGCCAAAGCACTAGCTACTGGTGAAAGTGCTAGAAAGTGGTGGCCAAATCAAGTTTCTGTGGATGCACTGCAACGCAATGGACAGAACAACAGCCCTTTTGAGAAAGACTTTGACTATTCAAAGGCTTATTCGGAGCTAGATCTCGAAAATTTAAAAAGCTTTGTGTTCGCCCTGATTACAAATTCTGGTCCAAGGTATGAAGAGGCAATTGCCGCTAGAGGTTTGGATGCAATGCCGTATGGTCAAAAGTACTGGTGGCCAGCCGACTGGGGGCACTATGGCCCTCTGTTTATTAGGCTAGCTTGGCATGCTGCTGGAACCTATAGAGTTAGTGACGGTCGTGGCGGTGCTGGCAGGGGAATGATTAGGATGGCCCCTCTTAACTCTTGGCCAGACAATGTTAATCTAGACAAGGCAATGAGAATTCTGTGGCCAGCTAAGGAAAGGTTTGGAGACGGGATCAGCTGGGCTGACCTGTTTATTTTGGCAGGTAACCTTGCTCTGGAGTCAATGGGATTCAAGACACTGGGCTTTGCTGCAGGACGAATTGATTCGTATGAAGAAGACGATACGTACTGGGGCAACGAAACTGCATGGCTAGCTAATGAGAGACATCGAGAGCAGACTATTCTAGATAACCCATTAGCAGCAACCCACATGGGATTAATCTATGTTAATCCAGAAGGCCCAGATGGCAATGCTGAAGATTTTACTGGGGCTGCTAGAGATATTAGGATTACATTTGGCCGAATGGCAATGAATGATGAAGAGACCGTTGCCCTTATTGCTGGAGGCCACGCTTTTGGTAAGGCACACGGCAATGGTGATCCATCTAAGGTCGGTGAGCCGCCAGCAGGAGCCCCCATTGAGCAGATTGGGTTTGGTTGGAAAAATGCTAATGGCAAGGGCAATGCTGAAGATACCGTGAGCAGCGGTCTTGAGGGGGCATGGACCCCAACACCCACCACTTGGGATAACAAGTACCTAGAGCTTTTGTATAAGTATGAGTGGCAAAAGGTTTTAAGTCCAGCAGGAGCACAGCAGTGGGAGCCAATTGACTGCCAGCCAGAAGATATGGTTCCAGACGCACACGTTAAGGGCAAGATGAATAAGCCAATGATGCTTACGACAGATCTAGCCCTAAGATTTGGCGACCCAGAATATGATCGAATTGCAAGATCTTTTGCAGAAGACTTCGATCGCTTCTCAGATGTTTTTGCCAAGGCATGGTTCAAGCTAACTCACCGTGACATGGGGCCCCTGGACAGATACCTTGGTGATGAGGTACCAGAAGAAGTATTTACTTGGCAAGACCCAATTCACAAAAATACTTTCCCTGAAATTACTGATAGAGATATTAATAATTTAAGAGGCAATATTATTAAAGAGCTAGAAACTACAGGGATTACCTTAAGCTATAACAACAAGGGGTATATTGAAAATAGAAAGCTTGACGTTCGGGATTTGGTTTTTACTGCCTGGGTGTCAGCCAGCACGTATCGTGATAGCGATAGGCGTGGTGGTGCTAATGGTGCAAGGATTCTTCTGGAGCCAATGAAATCATGGGAGTTTGTAGACTATGAGCGTGCCCACAAAACAGTAACATTTTTGACAGAGATCAGAGACTCGCTAAAGATTGAGATGTCGATCGCTGACCTGATTGTTGCTGGAGGAAATATTGGTGTAGAGATTCTGGCTAAAAATGCTGGCTTTGAGCTTAAAATGCCATTTGTTGGTGGCCGCGGTGATGCTACTCAAGATCAAATTGATGTTGAGTCTGTAGGTCACCTAGAGCCAGTACATGATGGTTTCTTGAATTGGACCAAAGTAAAGCGTAGCTATGGCGATGGTGATAGCTCATCTAGTGCCGTTGGCGATGAAGATGGCTCAGTTAACGGCTACTTTGGTGTCGAGCTAAGTGAAGACGACCTTGAGCTCTTGCCAATTTTGGGTAATGAAAATACTCAGGCAAACGTTTCTGAAGATTACCCTACTCTGTATGGTGATGCGACTGCCGATAGCGATGTGTACGTAGAGCTATCTGAAGACTCGTTTGTTCTAGAAGAGTTTGCAGAGTACCTAATGATTGAAAGGGCAGACCTTCTAAATCTAACTCCTAAAGAGTTGGTGGCATTGCTAACTGTATTTAGATCTGCATCTATTTATCACAGGTCATCTACTCTGAATAGAGACTCTACGTACTCTCCTGGTGACAATTGGAAGATTGGCACAGAGTTCTTGGAGCACATGGTGCTAAAAAGTTGGTATGCTTGGGAAGAGGCTAAGGGGCCTGACGACACTGAAAAGGTAACTACCTACGATCACCCAGCAAAACAATTTATTGGCAAACACCTGCACCCAGATAGCCCAACTTCATTCCGTGCTAGTCGCGTAGACCTATTGTTGGCTTCTAATCCTATTTTACGTGGGATCTGTGAGTTCTATACTCAGGCTGGCGGGCTGCAAAGACTAGTAGATGACTTTGCAAGTGCATGGAACAAGGTCATGATGCTTGACAGATACGACGTTAAGCGATAGAATAAAGGATCGCCCTCTTAGCTCAGCTGGCCAGAGCAACGCACTTGTAATGCGTAGGTCATCGGTTCGAATCCGATAGAGGGCTCGACAATAAACAGGAGAGAGAATGACAACATATATTAGGACAACTCCAGAACCAATCGATGTCCTTGACGAGGGCTATGTACGCCTCGTAGACGTGCTAGGAGACGATCTGGCGGTAGTTAATGCTGCTAGAGTTTCTTACGATAAGGAGAAAAACGAGTTTGAGGAAAGGGATGCAAAGCTACTGAAGTTTTTGCTTAGAGAGCAGCATACAAGTCCTTTTAGACATGCAGCCGCAACCTTTGAAGTTTATGCCCCACTATTTGTTGCAAGGCAATGGTGGAAATATGCGGTAGCTTCTACGCATGTAGATGAGCAAAATGGCTGGAATGAATCTTCTAGGCGTTACATTACTGAGGATGAGAAGTTCTACATCCCACTACCAGACCAATGGCGTAGTAAGCCAGAGAATAGCAAGCAGGGCTCAGGTGAGCCAGTAGACGAAGAGCTGGGCCAGAAGTACTTTGAGATGCTCTGTGAGTCTGTGGTACAGGGGACTGAGGCATATCACATGGCTATGGATGATGGCATTGCCCCAGAGATTGCTAGACTATTCCTACCAGCATACGGCATGTACGTACGTTGGAGATGGACTGTTTCGCTCCAGGGCATTCTAACGTTCCTTGACCAGCGTATTGAGCATGATGCACAGTGGGAAATTCAGGAGTATGCAAAGGCAGTTCGTAAACTAACTAAGGAAGCATTTCCAGAAACAATCAACATGCTATACGAGGAGGCGTGATGTCAGATTCAAAAAAGCAAAGCCTGACCAAAACCATTAGTTGGCAGATTTGGCACTTTGTAGTTATTGCTAGTATACTTTACTTTGTTACTGGAGAGTGGGAGTATGCTGGCCTAGGTGCCATTGTCTATATCACTATAGAGGCATTAGGGTTTTATGTCCATGAAAGACTATGGGCAAAATTTGGCAGATTAAAGTAATCTGTTATAATTATTAAACAACAAGGAGGGGTAATGGAGAACGTAATGTTTATTGTTTGGCACAGCTTGGCTATTGTTTTGCTGTCTGTGTCTTCTTATGGTATTGGCTATCAAGTAGCCAAAGATGGCCTAAAAAATATTCTAATTAAAAAGGAGAACTAATGACAACTGTCTACACTAAAAACAATTGTGTCCAGTGCGACATGACTAAAAGACTAATGGATAAGATCGGTGTTGAGTATGATACTGTGAATATCAGCGAAGATGCAGACGCACTGAATAAGTTAATTGAGATGGGTTATAAGGCGGCCCCAGTTGTCATGACTGACTCTGGAGATTCCTGGGCAGGCTTCCAACCTGATAAGATTACTGAGCTAGCAGCCTAACTGTGATCTAGCTCAAAGCTCCCCGCGATATGAAAACTATCTGCGGGGCTTAGCTTTATGGGGGAGTTATCGCTATCTGAGAATGGAACGTGCTGGCCATTAGAGCTAATCGAATAAAGCCCCATAATGTCTGAACCCTCTATTACGTGTCCAAGAATTGCATATTGGTTTCCGCTAGAGAAATCATGTAGGCAGCCATCACTTAAAATAATATTATGATTAGCAGCAAAAGGTAGCTTCATGTAATACTGCCCAGTTCCAAATGTAAGAATATTATCCATGTCTACATCAATAGCAAAGTGACATAGGTTTCCAATTACTGTGTAGTGTCCAGTAAACAGCGGATTGCTACTAAACGTTGGTTGTGGGTCAGACAGTGTGCCACCCTCAATAGTCCAGGAGCCGTTATCAGAACTACCAGATTGCCAAATGGAGGGGTGTGTGAATCTGGCCATTACTGACCCTGCTCTAGCTTAATATTGAGAACTGCAGCATACATGCCAGATGTTTCTCCAATTAGGTAAAGATCATCCATCCCAGATAGCTCAAAAGAGATGGCGTGATTAGGAAGAATTCTATAGCCAAAATTTGTTTGCGTAACATCGTGGCCACCAACGTATACGTAGCCAGATGCATTTACGTTCTGGATTGTAATGTCCATTCCAGAGTGAGTTCCGTCTGGAGTAATTTTTGTGGGGGTAACTCCAACCTCATATAATCTGTGTGTAGTCATAATAAAATTATATCACATTAGCAATTGTGTGCATCTATTTGTACATATAGATCTTCGCCATTGTCGCCCTGCAGCCTGACCTGACACCTGGGGCAAGTAAAATATAGAGGCAGCATACTCAATTGTAGTTTGTTTTTATGATAAAATAGCTATATGAAACTCATTAACCCAGCTCCAGGCCGTAAAGTTACCAGTGACTATGGCCCCAGGACACACCCTATTACTGGTCAAAAAGGCAAGATGCATCACGGAATTGACTTTGGCGGAAGCTTCGATGTGCTTGCTGCTGGCGACGGCATTGTTGATCATGTCGGCTGGTCTCCAAAAGGCGGAGGGCATGTTGTTAGAATTAAGCACGCATCTAATCTTTATACTGTTTACTATCATGGCAAGAATGCTACCAAGTTTAAGGTAGGGGATCGCATTAAAGCTGGCGAGGTTGTATACCGTAGCGGATCCACGGGTGCTAGCACAGGGAACCACCTTCACTTCGAATGCCGAAAAAGTGCCCGTTGGGGAGATAGCGTAGATCCTAATCTTTATATTAATAATAATGTTGTAGACCCTAAGGTAAAGGGTAGCGTCGGTGGCCCAGAAAATGCAGCTCGCCATCAGTATGCCCTGAAGGTAGACGGCAAGATGGGCAAGAATACTTGGAGGGCATGGCAGAATGCACTTAAGGAAAATTTTGGCTACCGAGGAATTGTGGATGGTATTCCAGGCAAAATGACTTGGACTGCAATTCAAAAGTCTGGTCTCAAGTTTGGCTATAACGCAAAGTATGTGGATGGTAAGCCTGGGGTTAACACCAGAAAGTCCGTACAGAGGCGTTTGAAGGCCACTGGGGACTACCGTGGACCCCTTGACGGCATCTGGGGACCAAATACAATCAGTGCACTTCAGCGGGTACTTAACAAAGGACTGTATAAATGATTAATAGTTTAGTCGAAGTATATAAAAGGCTGCGAGAGAATGCGGCACAGAATAAAAAGATATCAGACGATGCAATTGCACAGGGCCCATCATGGAGGCACCGCCGTAGGCTAATCTATGGTGCATACTTCCTGGCAGTGTTTATGATCCTTTACGGTGCTTTCAGCCTTTTTACTGAAAGCCAAGTAGGTGTTGAGCTTGTAGTGGGCGGTGTCGCACTTCTATCTATTATCGTAACAGCCTACACAACATCAGCAACCTATGAAGATGTCCGCATCTGGAAAAGATCGGGACCAACCTCAAAGGTTCTTGACGACCCATCAGATCAGTTTGACACAGATAACCCAGATGGTGTATAATTAATAAGTTAACGAAAGGAATGATTGTATGATCATGACAGTAGCATTTTGGAAGTCCGCTGGAGAGCGAGCAATTAAAACAGCAGCACAGGCTGCAATTGCTCTCCTAGGAACTGACCAGTTCGTATCTGCTTTGGATGTAAACTGGACCGAGGTTGGTGGCATCGCATTGCTAGCGGGAGTTCTATCAATTCTAACATCAATTGTAGTACCAGCAGCAGAGACCAAGGCAGCCGTAGTTGCTGAGCTAGCACAGAAGGCAAGCAAGAAGTAACCATGCCTATTTACCAGTACCAATGTGCTGGTTGCAATGAAATAGTAGACAAGATCAGGGGGATCAATGAACCCGAACCTCCTGGTCTTGTTTGCGATTCATGCAACAGTAATTTAAAGAGATACTATGCTAGCGGGGCATTTGGGGTTCAGTTTAATGGAAGCGGATGGGCAAGTAAAGACAAGTAAGACTTGACATCCCATAGTAAAGCAGTTATAATAATAGAGACAATATAAACCACTAACAATGGAGAAGTAATGAGCACTGCAACACTAGAAAAAAAGCTAGAGAGACAGCTCACTATGCAGGATCGCTGCGATGCTGACTGTGGGTCACAGGCCTATGTAAGGGTAGAGGGTAGCACTGGAGAACTTTTGTTCTGTGCACACCACTATAATAAAATTATGAGTGACCCTACTGGGTACATTGCAATGACAAGCTTTGCAACCAATACTATTGACGAAAGGGAGCATCTTTCTTAGTGGAGTATTTAATTGGAGCTTTGTTCATGTTGGGGGCATTGGTTGCTGCCAACAGGTTCATTCGTGAGCCGTACCTAGAGGCTCGCACAACAAAGCTCAAATATACTCAAAGCCACATTCATAGCCTGCTATCTCCTTTGTTGCAGTATGTACCAGAGGACAGGGCAAGGGTAGAGACACAATCTAATAATTTTGTAAGAAATTCTTATGTGCGTGTTCTGGTAATGGATGACTCTGCTTATTGGATTAAAGATCATTCTTTATTTACTGCAGATCTTGTTGACGGAGAAGTTGCAAAAGAAACTACTCGTAAAGTTGACACAATGGCTATGAGTAAGGTAGAATTAGACAGGACAATGTTTATTGTCGAAAAGCTTAGAGAGGGACTAGACAATGCTGATGGCGGTACAGGGAAGCCATAACTTTGGCGACTACAACATCTTCTTGCGTGCAATGTATACTGCCTTGTACACAATGAAGGAAGATGACAAAGACATTTTTATTTACACTGCAGGGCCAGTTAAGGTAAACAACATGGCCTTGGAGTTTGCCAACATCACGGAGAACAGTCTCAAGGCTAGGGGCATTAAAATCCAGACCCGCAGAGTAACAAAGCAGTGGGTAGAGGACAACATGTCTGATCTTGACTATTTTGCTTTCTTTAGCAAGCCTGGAGAGCCAACGTCTAGCCTAGTGGATGCTGCAGATAAGCATGGAGTAGAGGCACAGGTGTACACGTTCTCATGAGTTTAAGTAAGAGTGAGCAGGCATTCCTGTCCGTGGCAAGATATTTTGCAGCAAAGTCTGAGGCAAATAAAAAGCACGGTGCAGTTATCGTAAGGTCTGGCAGTGTCATTGGTAGGGGCTACAATAAAGATACCAATAACCCAATGACTGTTTCGCCAGAGCATATTAAAACACACTGCTCACGACACGCGGAGATCGAAGCAATCCGCGATGCAAATTGGAGAGTTGACGGGGCTATCCTGTATGTTGCGAGAGTCAACAGGCAGGGGCAGGACCGTAACAGCAAGCCTTGCAAATATTGCGAGCTTGTTATTAATGAAACAAAAATAAAAAAAGTAATATATACAAGGGAAGATTAAAATGTTAGTATCATCGCTTGACAAGATGGAAGACATCGTAAATAAGAATAAGAATCTTCGATGGAATGGCTGGGATATAATTTATTCATATCCTACTGATAAAGCCAGGACATCTAAATTTGGTGCCAGAGTGAATGGGGTCTGGCACATGCAAAGAATCTTTAAGCTCAATTCCGAAGGATGGCATATCCCCAAGAATTATGTGAGTTAAGGCATGGAGAAGCACAGCTGGAAAGAAAAAGCAGCGTGCCTTGGCTGGGATACTAATTTCTTCTTTGATAAGTATGAAGAGGATGAAACTGGAACATTCAGGCAGAGCATTGATAACCTATGTAAAGGTTGTCCAGTAGCGAGGCAGTGTTTTGCTGTTGGCATCTCACAGAAAGAGTGGGGTATTTGGGGAGGAGTCTTCATTGAAAATGGAAAGATCTCCAGAGAGTTTAACAGGCATCGCACTAAAGAAGATTGGGCAGACACTTGGCAGTACCTAACTATGGAGCAAAAGAAATGACTTTACTAATAGTACAAGTATTGATCTTGCTTGGTGTTTGGGTAAACGTAGCCTTGGGCCTAATAGCACTGAGAGACAGGAGAAAATCTCGTGGCATACACTGATGAGATGAAGCGTGCAGCAAGATCGCTAACACCACCGCAAGGCTTCTATGTTGATATAATTGACAATGAACACTTTTTGTCCATTAGGGCAAGCGAAGAAGTGTTTATGAGATTGGATGACTTTGGTAAGCGACGTGCTGTAGAATATATGGTAAAGCTTAAGAAAGCACTAGAAGAAAACGGAGCAGTGGTTTTGCTAGTAAGAGAAGGCGGAGCAGAGCAATGATGATAGTGGAAATCATAGTAGCAACAATAGTTGCTATTATTATTAGCTTTTTGACAATTAGCAACATTAGAATGCGGCTAAAGAATAAAAGCCTAGCTACTTTGGCAACTCAGGCAGAGCTTGATCGAGTAACTGTCTATGAGCAGGCACAACAAATTTTTGCTGAAGAGCACGCAAAGGGTTCTTCTAGTGATGGTTTTATTAAGTTTATGTCTACTTCTAGAGACTGGGCCTTCGAGTATATTGAAACTGTACAGAGAGACCTTTACGAGCTGAAGGCCTACCACGAGTTCCATGGGGCAGCCCCCAAGACTGTAGCACAAGCTAACGAGCTTAATAAGATTATCTTAAAGCTTATCGACAACCTACCGAAAGATGAGAAGAAATAATGTTTAGATATAATGCAATTGTAGACAACGTAGTAGACGGCGATACTGTAGACCTATCTATTGACCTAGGCTTTGACGTGTGGCATAGAGCTCGTGTCAGGCTTATTGGAATTGATACTCCAGAAAAGTGGCATGACTACGGCAAGGTCGTAAAGAAATACGTTGCAGACTGCCTAGAGTTCAAAGAGATTGAAATCACTAGCACCAAGGCTGACAAGTATGGAAGATACTTGGTAGAGATTTATCTTGATGGGGGCGAGGGCACATTTAATCAGCACCTCATTGATGTTAATATGGCCAAGGGATACGAGGGTGCCTCCAGGGCAGACCTTTGGACAGAAGAAGAGCTTGCCTTGCAGGATCATGAGCTTCTCGTAAATAAACTTGACTTCTCAGACTAACTGCAGTAAAATAGATACAAAGAGAGAGAGACATGCAAACATTTTTACCGTTTAAAGACTTTGATGACTCTGCCAAGGCACTTGATAATAAGCGTCTCAACAAGCAGATTCTAGAATGCTATCAAATCCTTAAAGTCCTTAACAACCCAGACCCGCGGGCTGCATGGCGTAACCACCCTGCAGTTAAGATGTGGCGTGGTTATGAGCAGGCACTATTTCTTTATGTGCAGGCAATGATCAAGCAGGCTAAGCTGCGAGGCATCAAGACTGACAAGAACGAAGCCAACATTCACGCTCTAAGGCTACAAACTATTTCCCAGTGGGGTAATGGATACCCCGAATGGTACATTAAGGATATCGACAGGGTGACAGAGTCCCACCGAGCTAATCTGTACCGCAAAGACCCAGAGTTCTATCATGATTTTATTATGGATGAAGCCAATCCATGCTGCGATAGATGTCAGTACTACTGGCCAACACACATGGAGGTTGTGGATGCAAGAAGTTAATGCCTTCGATGAGTATGACGGACTAACTGAGGAAGAAAAAGAGGTTGCTCAGCAATTCTTTACGCTAGGTTATGAAGATGGCTATGATCAGGGATATGATACGTGTGAGCTAGAAAGTAGCTCCTATACTGATGGAAAAGATGTGGGTTTCCAGGAGGGCATCCAGCTTGAACGTAATCGTGTCTACCAAATTTGTTCTATGC